ATCTACTGGATCTTTTTCTTTTTCATATCTTGTACCTGCTGTATTGTATGCTTCTGCAGTTACAATTTTTGCCTTACCCTTTCTGTTTGGATTTGGATCTTCCTTACGCTTTTTCTTTGCTCTCTTGTTTCTTTCTTCCTTACTCATTGCTGCACGATCATCAGCGTCACGGCAGAATGGTTTAGTTTTTTGACCTTTTTGCTTAGCACAAGGTTTCCCATCATACTTACCACCTGCCTGAACCCATCCACCACCTTTGAACCAGTCATGTAGTGAATAGTCCTTATCTTTAGCAGACTTACCATCACGCTTACCTTCATCAAGATCTTCCTTACCAGTCATGTAAGAAGCAGCAGCATCAGTGTTGTGCTCGGTATCAGTTAGTTTTGCTTGAACCCAAGCAGGTAGATTGTCGTCATCAGTTTTCTTAGCAAGAACTCTTGCTACTTTCTGAAGATTATCAATAGACTTTTTGACCTGAGTTTTAGCCATTGAGACTTCATGGTCACCCTTTTCTTTTGCTTCAGCAACTCTAACACTATCACTCTTCATTAGAGGAGTATTTTTTGCAGACTCTCTCGCTTTAGATAAAGAATGTAGTCCGTGAATCAACTGATTCTTTACATGTCTTTCATAAGACTTGGCCAAATCATCAACTTTTTTCTGTCCTAAAGGCATCCCCTGCATTTGAGGATTTGGAGTTGTTTGTTCGTTCACTTTCTTTCTACCTTGACAGTGTGCTCTTTGTGAGAAACCTTTTGGATTCTTACAGTCAATAGACTTCTTATATTTCTCAGACCAACCTTCACTTACTGCTCCACCATTACCACCATTGCCATTACCGTTGGTCTTACCATTCTTAGTGGTCTCGGTGGACTCCTCACCACCATTACCTTCTTCATGCTCACTATCTTTCATCAAGCGACCTGATCCCATAACATGGTAACCAACCGGTATTTTCTTACACTTCTTTGAAGTGAAGCAATAGTAGTAACCCTTCTTGCAGGATTTTTTCATTATTACTATTCAGTCTTATTATTATTTAGAAAACCTTGCTTGAGTAGTTTTTGAAGTTCTGAAGTAGAACCAACAAATACTGCATTGTTTGTAACAGTATTAGGTCCTTTAGAAGTTACATCTTCTTCAACATCTTTCAGTTTCTTCTGCAAGTCAATTAACTTATCAGTTGTATCAGCAACACTCTTAATCAACTGACCAGCAACTTCATATGCTCTGGGACTTCCTCCTTCGCCAGCAAGTTCCATAATTCCATTGATTGCCTCTTGTCCCTTTTCAATCAATGAATATAAGTTTGCCCTTGTATACTCATAGTCCTTTGAGATATCAGTCTTTTGCTCAGGTTTTACAATACTCTTTGGAGTATTATCAACCTCAACAATGCTGCTCTCTACATTTAGAGCATCATCAATAGCATCAAATTCTGGCATAAGTATTAAATATCAGATTGGTTTGTAGGACTGTAAGACTTAGAATCTCCAAGATATTCCCAAGTTTCACTAAATCCAAAGTCATCTCCAGGATCTGCATCAATAGGATCTGGGACAACTGTATATCTCATCTCTCTCTTAGCAGTTGTTCTGTCAGTATCTGCGTAAGTGTCAACAATGACCTTGCGAATCAACCCTTCAGGATTATCTGCAACAGGACCGAAGAGATATGTTTTTGCTGTAAACTGCAATCTATATATCAGAGCTCTTCTTGTGGAAAAATCTCCTTCATAATCATCTTGAAATGCGACGCTATTAAGAACAACTGGAATATCTCTCTTTTCTCCAATAGATTCCACCAAGTCTACTGTTAAATTGAAAGAAGGTTGAAAATATGGGAGAATCTGCTCAACAATTTGCAAAGCATCATCATTCAATTTTGATAAAATACTCAGTTCAAATCCAATATTATATGGGACAGGCATATAAACTTTTTTCATATTGCTGTTACCATCAACAGCTCTAAAAGTTTGAGTTACTCCCGCTTTTCTTGTTGCATCATAATCAATAGAAGTCATCTCAAATGACATTCTTGGCAATGTAATTTGAACAGGTTTGTTTAGATCTGCTTGCTGCTCAAGCCTTGCCAAAAACTTTTGAGTAGGTCCATATGCAAGAGGAACCTTCATATCACTGATCACAGAATCGGAACTATTTTTATGTTGAATATGAATATCATTAAAAAGAGTTCCGAAAGCAATAATTGTCTTTCTAATGATTTCGTGATAGTAGTAAGTTCCTAACATTAATAGTTACCAAATGGATTTGATTCTGAAAAATCTAAAATAGAATCTGCTTCTGTTTCAATTTCTTCGTTTTGCTTGTATTTATCGGGAGCAGTAGTGTTTGCGGTGGAGACCCTAACATCATAGGCAGCACCAGACTTTGCTCCAGTAATTGTTTCACCTGGAGCAAAGGAACCGTTAATATTGCTGACCTGTAGTGTATATGTGCTACTAGTCCATCTCTTAACTCTTGCAGTTGTTCCAGATACAGATCCTGTTACAACTTCATTTCTCCAATAAGTTCCTACACCAACAGTTTCAGCAGCACCGACAGTGACAGTTGGAGGACCATCATATCCAGAACCTGAATTAATAATATACAATTGTGTGACCGTTCCTGTAGACCCAACTACGGCACGTGCAGTTGCTGTTTCAATTCCAACATTCGGTGATGAAATTGTAACAATAGGTGTTTCTGCATATCCAGCACCAGCATTAGTGATTGTGAGAGATGTAACACCTCTAACAGTATTGTTAGTTGCTATACCACAAGTCGCCGCAGCCCCAGTCCCTCCACCTCCGACAAATGATATGGTTGGAGGTTGTATATATCCTGAACCAGAATTTGTAATTAAAATTTCCTTAATGGAAGTTACATTACTTATTGTTGTAGTTATAGCAACAGCAGTTGCAGTAGTTCCTGATCCAACATCTGGTGAAGAAAAGACTACTGTAGGGGCACTTGTATATCCTCCTCCATCATTATTAAGAGTAATATTTTTAACATAACCAGTTTCAATTCCTGCTGTAGCAGTAGCGGTAGTTGTTCCAGCACCTGCCATTATCAGGTCTATAATGTAACCAGTTTGTTCCATGACATCACTGATTTCATCGACAGTCGTATCAATAACTTCATCTTCATATTCGAATAGTTCACATTTTAATTCGTAAACATAATTTTTTCCTAATTGGTAAAAAGGATTTTCATGTTCTACAAATTTGACTTCAAATATCCTTTGACCTAAGGGAAAATAAATTAAATCACCTTCTCTAGGTCTTGATGATACAGTAATCTCATCATCATCCATGTCATCTAGGAATGGTGAAATGAAATCTTCAAATCTTTCTTTGGAAACAGTTAAAGATAACTCATCTCTAATACTTACACCAAATTTTGTCATTATATCACCAGCGCCACTATAACCATCAAAGTTATTAATGTATGCTTCCAATAAAAAGTTATCATCAAATGTTGATGATTGAATCTCTTCAATAATAGTTTGTTTTCTTACAAACTTTCTTGGGATGTAGGTTACTTCTACACCATAAATCTTGAGTTGCTCATTGATCAACTCCTGTACAAGTCTTTGCTCGCCATAAGAGCCTTGTAAGAAAAAGGGATTTAGTGCCATTATCCAATAAAGTCGTAGGGAGGAAGTTCATAATCCATTGCCATTCTTGACTTTATCTCTTGCAACTCTCTTTCAGCATCATCATACAGTTGTCTTCCATTCAATTCAATTCCACCTGGAAGTTTGACTCCATTAAACTTAATAAGATTTTGACCCCACTGTCTCTTTATGAGAGAGGTCAAATAAAGTTTTAAGAAACTATCGTTATAAACTCCAGTAAAAGTATTTGGATCTAAAATTCTATAGCAATCTAAAACTATGTAATCTCCAGCGGTCTGGGCACCCCAATCAATATCCAAATACAATCTATTCTGTCGTTTGTTAAATCTTATTTGCTTATCGGTAGTCAGTAAGAAATCAATATCTTCAAGATACGATTTTGTCATAGCATACTGAAGAAGTTCTACAGAATTAAAATAATATAAATCATTCAAGAATAATTGATATTTAATACTAAACATTCCACCAGATATTGAACTGGTGTCGAATCTAAAAATCTTTTCAACACCAATTACTGAATCTGGAATCTGTATAAAGTTTGCTGTCTCATAAAAACTTGAAGATACTGATCCATATCCAGTAATATTTGTTGAGGTTGCTGTGGTTGTTGTTATACCTGTTGTATTAATGCTTCCGCTTTGATTTGTTGCCTTACCTCTATTAATATCATCCTGAGAAATTTGATATTTGAGATACATTCTTTCAATACCATCAAAGTGTCTCTCTTGGAAATACTGGAGAGCATCATCAACCAAATCATCAATTTGGTCGTCGTCTACGTTAATTTCCAATACTGGAGCACCTAAACGCCTAAGACAATAATCAATAAGTTCTTGGCGTGTTGATGGTTTTGCCATTAGAATTCCTCAGAGGATGAATTATCTGTTTTTGATGGTTTTCTGTTATTTTTTACTTTTAATTTTTCAATTTCATCATTTTGCTCATTGACCTTTCTCGTCAATGCATCAATCATTTGATTTGAACTTAGCAATCTTGCTTCTAAAGCAATAACTTGATTAAACAAATCAGAAGACTTTTGTTGATATACTGCAATAAAATTTTTATAATCGTTTTCAGTCATATTAAAGATATTAAAAAGGGTAGGATTGCTCCTACCCATATTTATAAGTTATTCATTATTTATTATCAGAATGTGCCACAATCAATTAAGGTATTTTCCAAAACTACTTGACTTTGAGTGCTATCAAAATAGAGAACTGTAGATCCTGCTCCAGCAGGATTTCCACTTAAATCGTTAATGAATAATTTTCCAATTTCAACATCTGCATATGTTACTGATGAAAGGACATTAGTAACTGATTCTGTGACAGATGAAGCAATTGCAATTCTTGTTGCCGAATCATCCCAATATACAGCAGCTTGTTTTGCTGCGCTATCAAAATAGTGGAAGATAATACCGATATCAAGATTTAAGTCTGAAGTGGGTGGAACAAGAGAACCCGCACTATTGATCAGACCAACTTCAATTAACTTATCTTCAACAAGAAGTGATTCGGTATTTACTTCTGTTGAATTTCCAGTTACAAACAGATTTCCAGCAACTGTTAAGTTGGTGCTAATTGCAACAACTCCAGTTGTATCAGCAATTGTGATGGATGCTGTTCCATCATTTGCCTTAATATTTGATACTTCAAGATTTGTTGTATTAACGTCAGTTGCAACCGTTAATGTAGTGCCATCAAAGGTGAGATTACCACTATCGGTAATTTCACTAGAAGCACCAGCAAGAAGAACGCGTTGGTTAGTTAAAGTAGAAACAACTAAGTTGCTTGAGAATGTTGAAACACCAACAACATTCAAATGATCGTCAATAACTACACGACCAGTTGCAGAATCTAATGTAAGATCTCCTGCAGAAGTGTCAATTTCAGAATTGCCGCTAATACCAATTTGTACTGCATCAACTACAGCACCAGTTGCAAATGTACCAATTCCAGAGAAATTTGCGTGTCTCCACCTCTTTGGATCTTGACCTTGACCAATATCGAACGAATCGTCCGAATTTGGTATAAGGTTAGAAATAAATTCACCAGCAACATTGATGTCATCAGTGTCAGCGTCACCAAGATTGATTGTTCCGCCACGGAAGGTTGCGACACCAACAAATTCTGATACACCATCTACTTTCAGATTACCGCCGACATTGAGATTCTTCTCAATACCAACTCCACCTTCTACTATAACAGCACCAGTATCTTTGTCTGTTGACTGGGTAGTGTTACTAAATGTGGTGATTCCAGAGAAGTCTGCTACCGCATTGACATCAAAGAAAGTTCCATTAACAGTTGTAATTCCTGTTAATATTGTATCCGTAAATGTAAATGAATTTGATGACCAACTTAAAGTGCCAGTTCCATCATTTCTGAGAACACTTCCAAATGCACCTTGAGTTCCTGGAAGAGTATATGTAACAATTCCAACAAGTGTATTGGGAGATTCAAGAGATATATAATTACTACCATCCTTGTCTACAAGATTAAGTTTGGCGGAATTAGTTGCATCTTCTCTGGTCCAGTATCTCTGAGAACCAAAAAATTTGTTATTTGATAAAGTATTATCTAATCCAATATAAAAATCATACTTGTCAGTGGTAAAACCAGGCTCACCTGCTTTCAACGCTGGCAGATTACTAAAGGCACCTCTTTTAAACTGTAATACAGGAGTCGCCATTTCTAACTACTTTTCCTTTTATACTTATTTAGTTCATTTATTTCTCACCAAACGCCACCATCATAGGCATCATCATCAACACCATCTGCTAAATCGACAACTTGGTCCGCTGGAACATGTATATATTTCGATGTTGCAGTATCATACATTAAAAATGTACGATTAGCTCTCGCATTAGTATCAACATCAGTTGCTGCAGCGATTGAGTTGGCAGCAGATTTGTTTGATGCAATTACTTTTGTTCCTTGTCTTTGACCTACTCTTACTCTAATGTTTGCCATTAGCGAGTTGCTCCTTGACTTACGATTGCCATACCCTCAACAACTCTATCCCTTGTTCCGGATGAATCGGTAATCAATACATCATATACATAACGACCAGGTTTTAACGCTGCAGTTTGCGTCGTTGATAATCCAATATTAATTTGACCACCAGTAACATCCGCAACACTGGTAGTGAATGTTGTAACTCCCGTAGCTGCTGGATGTTTTCTCATTTGGGAGGATACTGTATATCCAGTCAAATTTAACAGAGAATTGGTATTCACATTTTCTAAGGTAAATGACTGAGAAAATGTAGTTCCCGTGTTAATAACAATATTACTGACGTAAACTGCCATTTTATAGTGAGGTCTTTAGAAGTATTTATGCCAAACCAGAGATAGCAAAGTTTTTAATCACTTCTTGCTGTTTGAGATAAAGTTTGAAATAAGACTTGGCAAAGTTTTTTAATTCATCAACATCTAAATCGTCAATAAGTCTTGAGTATTTTTCATACTCAAACATCTTGTTCATTGATTCTAGTTGAATTTTGTCTGGGTCCATTGATGATCTCCATAAGTAGGGACTTGATTTCACTAATATCGTTTTTTAGACCTTCTATTTCTTCTCTTTGCCTTTTTCTTTCCGCCTTCATTCTAATATACTCATTATATTTTTGTGTATCAGTATTAACAATAGCACCTGAGTCTTCACGAAACAGGTGCTTGTGACCTTCAACTCTCAACATATTATGCAAGAGCGATCACTCTAAGATCTTTAAATCTTGGAGCAAATGCTTCATTTGTTCCACTCATTACTATCTTGATTCTGAATCCGTTAAATTGTTCTAAATTATCAACACTAAATTGATATTCTAAAAACTCACCATCTCTGCTTGATGGGACGAAAGCATCTGCTCTACCGGTATTATTACCAGTTTTAATTATCTTATCGCCATATCCATCACCATCAGTATCCTTTAAGTTATCATATCCAGGGAATAGATCAAATGATTGCTCAACTCCATCAGAATCTGCTCTAAACAGTTGATAAAGAACTCTAAAGTCTGCTGAAGAATGTCTGTATGAAGATACTAAGACCTTCAGGGATGATGCGGGTTGTTTTAATGTTACCTTTCTAGAAACATAAATCGCTGAGTGTGGATCATTATCGATACTATTCACAGATGGGTTAGATCTATAGTCTGAAATGGGATTATTAACCCTATTTCTACCATAAACAATAGCACTATTTTGAGTATCAATAACTGGAGAAAGATTTGAATCAGTTGATGACATTGTAATGCCAATTGTGAATGACTTGTTTCTTGGTAGATTAGTCAATCTTTGAGTTTCATTTACTTCGGATGCTACCAATCTTGGAGAAGATAAAGAATTCTGCTCATTTATTTGTACAGATTCAAATCCAAGATCATTGAAGGATACTTCAGTTCCACCAGAACTAGTTCCAGAGACTGATCTGATTTGTGCAGATGCTGTTGTATTTTCTCCAGGAGTTATAATATTAAACTGTGGTAAGATTGTATTATATTGAACATTTCTGGATCCAGAAATGTTCTTACCACCGACGTAATTTTGATCAATAAAACTGAGTTGATTGTCTCCAGTGCTTCTTGTAGTTCTATCAATTTGTAAATAATACGTATCGAGATCAACAGATGTTTTTAATTCGGTATCTGTTGGCATATTATGCTCAGTATTAATTCTGGTTAAAGAAACGCCATTTAATTCATAACCATAAACTTTATCATCAATATTATGTATTCTTGGTATTGAACTATCAATACCTCTTGTTCCAATTCCAAGTGTTCCTGCTGGAGCAGATCCTGGAGTTATACTATTATAGTAAATAATCTCATTGTTTATTTTAATATAACCACTTGATGTCGTTATTCCCTCAAAAGTTGCAAAAACAGTAGTATTTGCAACTGATATTGTAGTATCATTGAGACCTAATTGTGCTGTCAATGATGTTGGTATGGTATTTGGTTCTATATTTGCCAAAGTAACAATGTTGTTATCAGAATGCATACCATGATTAAACTGATTAACTTCAATTACTCTTCCATCATACAAACTATTTGGTGCTGTAGATGAAGTAATGTCCGTATTAGCAAATGATACTGATGTTGATCCCTCATAAACAACTAAATCTTGTCCAACTGTAAATTCTTCACCTTGAACATTTGTCAGATATAATGTATCAATTCCATCAACTGTTGTTACATCAATAATAGCACCTGTCCCTTTATCAACGCTACTTGTTGTAATTCCAAGTCTATCTCCTATAGAGTAACCTGATCCTCCGTATGTTATTGATGCTGCTGATATAGTTCCGCTAGCAAAAGTTACAAGACCAATTGCACCAGATCCAGATCCAGTAATTGAATATAATGGAACATTTGAATATGTTCCAGTGCTGTATCCAGATCCAACTGATGTACTATAAGATATAGTGCTTATTGCAGCACCAACTCTTTCAATAAATCCATAGGGACCGCCAGAAGATGTAGTATCGCTTACCTTTTTGCCAGGAACAAGAATAGAATCTAAAATCTGTGTAGTTGTAATGCCAACAGTCAGTTTTCTTGGCAAAGTTTTGATTGAATCATTATTCATCTCTGATGATTCATGATCCGTATCTAGTCTTGGATTATAGAAGTATGCAGTTCCTGATCTGGAAGTAAAGTTTGCTTTATAAAGTTTAAACTTGAGATCTTCAAATTGGCTAGCAGTCCATATAGTTCCATTTTGAGATTTAAATAGACTTCCACCAATATATTGTTTTGTTACAATAACACTTTCTGCATCAGGTAAAGTTGAAGTATTAACAGTCTTTTCACCCATTCTTGCAATCCAAGCTTCATATTGATCTGTATATGGTGAAAGAAGTACCACCGCATACTCGGTTTCTGGTTGTAAGTAAATTGGTGATGGGAAAGTTACTTTTGTAGCGACAGATCCATCATTTGAAGTATTAATTTGAGATGGATCCAAAGCCACTCTAGCATAATCTTCTACCAACTGATCAGTAGGAGTTCCAAGCTCCACAGTTCTTATTTCAACAAATACTTTTTCATTTTCATCTTTGTTGGCAAAGAACAAGTCAATTGAAGTCAAGAATGCACCAGTTTCATCGACAGTAAATGTCTGAGCAAGAGGATCCTTTCCTCCTCCTCCTCCGCCTCCAGCTGGTGGTGGAGGTGGGGGTGGAGTTCTAACTGTTACTCTAGTCTGCTTATAAGTATCAACAATTCCGCTAGTTCTGTATGTGGTTTCCCCACTACTAATCAGTAAACTTCCGGGAAGTGGAGTAGCATTTGTTGAACTTGACGTTAGTTTAAATGTCTTAGTTCCCGTAGTAAACCTTATAGAAGGTGGTGGTGTTGTTAAAGGATCCTTGAAGAAGAATGATCCTCCAACATCCCCAAATGTATCTGTAATTAATCTATTGTTTGTTATTGTTGCCTGAGCACCACTTGTTTCACCGAGCAAAGTCATTCCAATGGTAATGTATCCATTATACTTT